CTTCCGCCATATCTTTTTATTATGATTGGTTTGTATTCCGGCTTGCGTCGGGAAGAAATTCTTGCATTGCAATGGGATTGTGTATTCCTGGATGAATCCACACCATACATTTCCGTGAGACGTGCATGGCGCGCGGAGCATAACAGGCCGGTGATTTCTACCATTCTAAAGACAAAAGCAGCTAAAAGGGACATTCCCATTCCGAAGTGCCTGGTGGACTGCCTGCGGGAAGCAAAAGCCAATTCCATATCGGAGTATGTGATTGCGGACAGTGAGGGACAGCCGCTTTCCTATTCTCAGTTTACGAGAGTTTGGCAGTATGTAGTTGTTCGTTCTGCGAAAGAGAGAACTTACTATAAATATGTGAATGGACAGAGCATCAAATATACCGTCAAGCCGACATTAGGAACAACGCAGAGGAACAATCCCAAGATTCGCTATACCCTGAATTTCGATGTAACACCGCACTTGTTGCGGCATACCTACATCACGAATCTGCTCTATGCGGGCGTTGACCCTAAGACAGTTCAGTATCTGGCAGGGCATGAGAATAGTAAGACAACTATGGACATTTACGCGAGGGTCAAGTATAATAAACCAGAGGAACTTTTCGAGGTAGTGAATGCTGCTTTGAACCAGGAGAATTTCGATGAAAAATCACCGATTTCTATGGTTAAGGAATAGGACAACCGACAACAGAAAATGCGAAAAAGCCCGTAATATCAAGGAAAAACGCACCATAGAGATGTTTAGTACGGCTTAAAGGCTGCTCGTCGCGCACCTCAGTTCTCCAAGAGATAATTCAACCGAGAATACAGAAAAGACACAAACCCAGGAAATGCTTATATTTCCTGGGTTTTCTTTATGTCCGAGATTTTTAAGAACACCACAAAAAAGGGTAAAAAATTGACGGTAACTTACACATAACTTACACGTAACTTACACGGAAAAAGCCTATATTTTATTAATTGCGTCTATCAGTTCTTCTATTTCAAAGTGAGTATATACAATTTCAGTTACGCCCTGTCCCTTGTGTCCCACAATCTTTTTTATAACCTTATCCGATACGCCAGCAACCGTTAACATGCTTATGCAAGTATGCCGGGTGTCGTGCGGGCGGTGCGACATTCCTAAAGTTTCCATAAGCGGCGACCAATAACTATCATAATAATTTCTGTACTTGAAGTGTTCGCCTTCTGGTGTACTTAAGAGGTATTCACAGTCGTTAAGATTGCACCAGTATTCAAAGAAAGGGTATACTTTTTCGGCTATCGGTACGGTACGGATTCCGGCAGCAGTCTTAGCTTCAATGATTTTAAAACACCTTGCTTCTAAGTCTATGTCCTCTTTCTTTAAGTCCAGCAGTTCGCTTATTCTACAGCCGGAATATATCAGCATGAGAATAACAGTATAGTATATATTTGTGTCCTTAACTTTCCAGATACGGTTAACTTCCGTCTTACTGAATGGTTCGCGGTTTAGTGCGTTTGGATTTCCAGCATTTTTGATATTGAGATATTCAACCATATTTCTTTCCTTTGGTATTATTTCATGTATTACGGCGTATTTATACATAAGCCCTAACATAACTTTTAACTTTCTAAGCGTCGGGGTATTCTTCCCGGATTCATCAACAACCATTTGAAGGTGGTCTAATTTAACATCAATGAAGTGCATAGAAGCGATTTTATCACAAAGTTTCCAGGAAGCTTTATAGCCCTTTACGTTGGAATCGCTGACGGTTGGGAAATGTTCACTGCTCCAACGGTCGTATACATCTTCAAAAGTAACCTTCGCCGCGTTCACGTCGTAGGGGTTGGCGTTAAATTCAGCAAGTGCGGTTAGTGCTTCTTTCCTGGTAGGATAATAACCGACGATAGTAAAAAGTTGCTTCGCTTTTCCTGTTTCTGG